CCCTTCATTCTATTCCACATACCACCTATATTTTTGGTCACCTACTATATACTAAACTACCAATATCAGTAGCTAAACATATTTGTAGGTCACACTTTGTATATAGTTAAATACACGTTGTGCTTGTTACCTATTTGGTTTTCTAAACCGCGTTTTAGCTTGCGGTTTAACACGTTTCTTACGTGATTTGAATGCGCTAGGCATCCACTCCATTAATTGCGTATACAATTGTTTATGACTGTTTTTACTCATGTTTATTTAATTTTTACCCAGTTTAAAAATCAGCGTCGAATACTATTTCATTTTCATTATCAGTATCTCCACCGTAATATTTTTTATATAATTCATTATCAGCACTAATACAATCATCACAAACCACTTTATCAGATACAGTACAAAGTAAATTATCGTACACTAATAATTCCGCTTCAAATTCTGGATCCAATCTAGCATTACTCCAATCACCATTATCCCCCCAAATCTTATCCCTGCCAAACATATTTATCTTATCCTCCATAAATTCTAATATTGGAGTGTCTGTAACAGGTTGTTCTGGGCTATTAGTAGGCTTCCCACACCAAGCACAATGTTTACTCTTCTTCCTTGCCATACATGCAATTTAAGTCTCCATTAATATCTTCCTCTGTTATATCAAATTTCATTTTATCTTTAATAATATTCCCATTTTCATCTACCTCTGGAGCCACATGCATTTCATACACTGTCCAAACCCAAAGTAAAGCAAATATAACTAGTACTATTATTCCTTTTGTTGTCATGTTCTGTATATACGTATTAAATTATTAAATTATGTTGCCAAGAGCTTCGATTTGCTATTCTATTATAATTGCGTCTTCTACTTCTTTACATATCAAAAAACTATCATCCTTTTGTAAGACTTTATTTCCCCCACATTCATGTACATATAAACCTAATACTTGTCTGTTTATAGTACCATTACTATTCAAGAACAACCTTGATTTTACTTCACTTAGTATTTCAAAGTTTATTCCATCATTAAAAATTACCTTACTTATATTCACGATTTAGTTAATTCGTCTATTTCTTGTTGTAATTTTTGAATTGTTTGTTTAGAATTTTCAACACCAATACTAGTTTTTAGTTCTAATATCATTTTTTGTATTGACGCTATTTTTTCTAATTTTTCTTCTTGTGTCATTGTTTTATTTTCTTTTGCTTTAAACCATTCTAAAGCGTTATTCATAAAGTGATTCATATTAAAGTGAGTTTATAAAATGTATAGTCCATGCTGTTAATCCGTTTAATTGTAAAACAACTAAATTCCATTGTCTGCGAACTGAAACTTGTACTAATACACAAATGAATCCTATTATAAATAGAATAGGTTCGACTGTCCATTGACCTGCCATTAAAAATCCCGCCCCCATATAACCAACTCTAGTTGCTAAACGTTCTAACGGATTTAGTTTTCTATCTCTAACCATTGCCCTTAATATGGGCATCCATTTTGTTTTAATTTTTTTCATATTAATTAGATAAAAAGATTAGAACTGATAATATAACCATTATACCTGTTATGCTAATTAAAGCCATAATTGCATGTCCTTCTACTTGTTCTTTTCTTCTACCTTGTCTGTATTTAATATCTTCTTCTGTCATAAAATTTTATTTATTATTTTGTTTTCCATAATACCTGAATGCTTATTAAAATTAAGCATAAAATTAAACTAATAAATGTTTTAGGTGAAATACCTTCTTTAAATAAGAACCAAACACCTATAGCATATACTATCATCCCAATACCAAAACCAATAAATCTAGCAGGCCATAATAATCCTTCAAATGCTAGAACTGTATATTTAGTACCCCAAATATAAAAAAATGAAATAATTAAGCCAAATAAAGCTAGTGCCCATTCATTTTTAGCAAACCATTCCCATTTAAATTGTCCATTTAATTGAAAAAATACAGCTATATGACCTAAAATAAACCAGAAACTTCCAAGAAGTAAATAATCCATTTTTATCATTGCCATCTCCAACTTAAACATATTATAACTAAATAAATATTAAATTCATTCCAATCGTCCTCATTTATTTTTTCTAAATATTGAAACCCAAATAAAGGACCATGCGCTAAACCAATAATGCTAAAATTATCCATTATTCATATTATTTTGTAATTCAACTAAACCATCAATTACTTGGCCTAATACTTTAGGTGTAAATGTAATACCTTTTTTAGTAGGCATTCTTTTACCATCTTCACCATCATAAAATTCTCTTACATCAACATAAGGATGACCCTCATATTCACGTAATTCTATTTGAACGTAGTTTGTTTTGTTTTTCTTAATTTCAATAATTTTACTCATGTTTACAATTTTTAGTGTGTTTAAACCATCCTCCACATTTACATTTAATATAGTGAATAGTTCCAAATAATAAAGGTGATGATGCGGCAGCTGTCCAAATATTTGGATGCCAATGTTCACCGCAAAAACCTAAAACGTGTTTTATAACTTCTATCATATAATTAATTTAATTTAATAGGATCATATATTCTACCATCCTTTATTTGTTTAAGCAATGGGAATTGTATTAAATTAACTGCTAATTCTTTTGGTATATCATTTACTGGAATATGTGTTTTATTTTCATAATTGATTTCTACCTTATCATTAACTATTTTTTTTACTTCCCCTGCTAATTCAATACTAATATGGTACCTGTTAAAATTTTTATTTCTTGGATATTTAAAGAAATTTAAATTATCATAATGTTTAATATCTATTAATATGTTATGTTTATTTAAACCTAAATCCGTTCCAGTTTTTAATAAATTAAATAATGTATTATAATCATAAACTGGACCAGTAAGGCAAATATCTATATCATCTGTATTATTTGGATCAATTGCATATTTACCTCCTAAATAAACTTCATAATCTTCCAAATCTAATTGTTTAAAATCTTCCCACCAACTATTAATTTTTTGTGTTGAAACAGGTGATATCCAAGGTGTGGTTGTTTCTACAGGACCTATTTTAAAATAAAATTTATTTTTCATTTTTATTCATATAAGCATTTACAGATAAAAGACCTGAATAATTACAAATAAATTTAGGGTTAACTCCATTTTTTTCTATTTCCCACTGTTTTTCCATTTCTTCTATTTCTTCCCAATCCAAATAATGAGCACCTGAGCTGCACATATTATTTAACTTTTTGTTTATTTCTTTTTGTTTTATCTCTTAATACCCTAGCATTAGATTTTTTTTCATATGGGTTATTAGGAAATCTTCCATAATTACCCATTCCATCATAATCCATTTGATCAGGCATTCCATGTCTACTATAATAATTTCTCAATTCGGGATCATTTAAAGAGTCCTGTCTTTGAGAATTATGACCCCAATAAATAGCTCTTAATAGTGCATATAAATAAACAGCAAATATAACACTACCTATAATAAACATAGCTATCATATTACTTTCCATATTTACGTCTTTTAGATTTATTTAAATACTTTTTTGCAGCTAATGCTCTGTAATAATCATTTCTTCTCTGTCTAATGCAAATAGCAAATGCTAATATTGATGGCACCCAAATTCCAACAAATATACCTTCTAATTTATATCCACTAAACCATAATCCAACAGAATAAAGGAATGATAAAAATGATAATACTACAGGATAGTATAATTCTAAATAAAGTTTTACTTTTTTCATAACATTAAATTTTTATTTTCTAAAAACATCCAAAAACGTTCTAACCAAAGATTAATTCTAACATCTTCAACTAAATCATCTCCAGACATACCATTTAATTTTTTACCTGCAACATAGGCTATTCCCATATCACAATAATCTCTAGCCTTATCAGGCTCACCCAATTTAATAAATTCTTTTGCCTTATCCAAGCAATAATGTAAATTTTGTTTTTCTGGTCTCATATATAACTTTTATTTAATTATTAAGGACATACACTAAAACCATTATAGCAATAAACACTAAAAGTGCTTTACCTATATTGTCCATATCTTTATCGTTTAGAGGTCTTATCATCGTAAATACCGTATTTTATTTCGTTTAACAAATTAATCAATTCAGTTTTAGAAGCAGTAAATTGACCACTTTCTAAAGTATCTAAAATATCATTAAGTTTTCTATATATTAATTCCTTATCCATGTATCTGAATTAATTTATTAATATCCTCTCTTGATTGCCATCCTAAAACATCACCTTCATTAGTTTCAATAAAATTACCATCTTGATCAAATATAGCAACTTCAAATTTATTAAAATCATCAGGTGAATTACCTTTATCTCTAGGTAAACTATATAAAGTAGGACCTGCTACTACAGAAAATTGTATACCACTACTTAACATAAGTTTTCCTTGAATTGCTCCTGGGATTAATTTATGTTTTCTCCATTTTAAACTTTTAAATGACTTTGGTCTTGTAAAACCATTTCTAACTCCTAATCTACTCATAACCTTTATCTTTTATTTAATACTTCATTTTCCCAATCAAAATCAACTTCATCTTCAGGGATCCAATATTCAACCCCTTTACAATTTTGCTCATATTCTTCTGGTGTAACCCATTTTTCTACTTCATTACACCATACTAAACCATCTATAATTTTCATAACCTTTATTTATTTATTATTTTTTTCCCACTCTTGTCTGAAAACTATAACTTGCTTACCCATAGATCCACCTTCATCTCCAGTAATATTTAATTTACTCATAGCTTCACCTATATTCATAGGTAAACCTTTACTTTTTTTATCTAATAGGAAATTTATTAATTCAGTTCTCATAACCTTAATTTTTTAACGTCGTAAATATACGAACTCCATCTCAGGTAACCAAATTTTTACGCGGGTTTTTTCATTAGAGTAATAACTTCTTTTTCAATAAATCCTTGTTTTTTATAAAATTCTAATGTAGAAGGTTTACAATAGGCAATTAAAGTATAACTACCAAAATGAGCATTAACATAATTTAATCTACGTTCCCATAACATTTTATAAATTCCATTACCTCTATACTTAGGATTAACATAAGCATCCTCAAATTTAATTACATTATCTGGTAGAAAAGACATATTGCACCAACCTACTTCCTTTTTATCACAGATCGCTACCCACCCACAAGAAGAATGTCTTGCAGGATCAGGTGTAGCCGTTGGCAACCTAAAACCAATTATATTAATATCCATGAAATTGGGGAATTATATCTATAAATATATACAGATAAAAAAAGAGCGCTAATGCGCTCTAATTTATTTTAAAATGTGTACCTGCTTACATAAATCTTTTAAAGTGTTCTTTTAACTTATCTATATCTTTATCCTCTTCTAATGAATTATTTCTAACAAATTCTTGGAAATTTTCAATATCAAAATCAGAATCATATTCATCCTTAATGAATTTAGTAAATTGAGCCTCTAATTCTTCATATCTAGCAGCCGCTCCATCTAATAATTTATCATATTTATCTTTTGATATCATTTCTTGTTCATTCATTTGGGTTTTATTTCTACCTTCTTTATCTACTGATTCTAATTCAGTATCTAATTCCTTAGCTACCATACCTAATAATTGTTCTGGAGTTACACCATCACCTTTTTCAGTAAATAAATCCATTAGTTTATCAATAGCTAATTTCATCTCAGCACTATTTTTGAGTTTAGCGTATTTTTGTTTGAATTCCGCACCTTGCATAGAAGTATCAACATTATCTAATGAAATATCTTCATTTAAACCTAATTCTTCTTTATCTTCTTTATCAAGTAATGATACTAAAAATTTATAAGCTCTTCTTGTAGGCA